TTAAAGGCGCTAAACCTGAACCCAATCCAGATACTCCACCAAGAACTGTATCGGCTGATGTGCAAAAACCTTTGTCTCCAATTTGAATGGGAAGTCGAATATATTCAGAACCGATAACTGGGCAAGTTACTTGAGGTATTGTGAGTTTTCCGCTGTCAACATCAAAAGCCACAGTTACTATTGCTCCATTGACGGCAACAACATGACAAGGATATTTTTGTCCTTGTCTTTGTTGATTATCATCAATCTTGCCTTGAGCAAAATTATTAATTGATATGGCAAATGGTATCTTTTGTTCAATCATGGTGTCACCGGAATTGTGCAATCAACAATAGAACACCAACTATTAGCATCAGCTTGACGGCTATTGCCAACATGACGAATATTTAAAATTTGAAACACGCCCTGAAAAGCAAGGTTATTTCTGTTTTGACCAAATGTGGCGGGACTATTGGTAATTGGCGAACCTTTTGGAAAAACAATTTTATCCATGATATTTAAATCGCCACGCATAACTAACTTGGCCTGAATTGTGCTTATGTTAATCCATGTTAAATTTCCAATAATATCCGTAAAATTAATATTGATTGTATTTGTGGTTGCTGTGCCATCAGTTATCAAAAAACCTTGATTTGTTGAAGTAATGGATGCGCCCAAATATCCGGCAGTTTTAATAATTTGTTTGCTTGTTTGATTGATGTATGTAGAAAAAGAAATAATATTGTCGTACTGCCACGATTGGTCTTGGTTATATACAAGATTAGAGCTTAATGATCCGTATATTTGGATATTTGGGTAAGCGGTATTTAATGATTGTCTAATAGCACTTTCTAGCGTTGTGCCTGCTTTCCAAGTAAAACTAAAATTAACTTTATCATTTGGTGCTACATACGTTAATCCAACAATGATGAAATTTAAATTTACCTCTGTGCCCTGCCAATTTCCAAAGCATTGAAGTATTGTGCCATCTATTATTTCTCCGGCTTGTGCAGGATTTGCAAAAGGAAGTCCTTTGGACATACCAATTGAAATTCTAATTCTGGCATTGTTAAAGTTTGCCGATTGATTTAAATCTTCAAAAGAAACGCCGTGAATGGTTAATAAACCATTTTGTGCGGTTTGATGAAATAAGTTTTGAAATATGTCTAGATCAACTCTAAGAGCCGATCCATTGTCTATTCTGTTTTGATAGTTTTGACTGTTATTTGATAGGGACGTAAAAGTAACTGGCGCAAACTGAGTTGAGCTTTGTTGAGATGGGCTAATGGTGATGCTGTAATAACGCATTACGGACTAATGATAAAACTGCTACTACTTGCTCTAAACACCATTGTTGACGTAGTGAAATACCCAAACAATAAATTAATATCATATTCATCAGGTGATTCAACAATAGGACGGCTGACAATTAAATTGCCAAAAGTATCATAGATAGAAAAAAAATATCTTGGTGCGGCCGCATTCCATGTACAAATGCAAATGTAGGTTGTTCCATCTAACGTAGGATTAAATTGAAAATTCGCTAATGGAGATGGGTTAAACAATATGGTAGTCATCATTTAGCCCCATAATTAGGTGCGGTACTATTCCAAGTCAATGCTGTTGGAGTAGGCAAACCATTTTGAAATTTAGTCATTAGATTACCCAATACTTGCTGTGCGCCTTGTTGAGTAATCAATGGTTGAACAAAATCCCATTGGTATAAAAATTGCACTTGTTTGTCGCTTGCTGTGCTAACATCTCTAATATTAGTCAACAAACAATTAGTATAAGTGTAAGCGGGTGTTAAAACTGTAAATGTTCCGCCTGTCAAAATATGAGTGTCTAGTTGGCTTTTGAGAGCTGTAAAAATTGAGTTTTTAAGAGGATACCCGCCATTATTTTGTGCAGGGGCTATCATTACTAGGCTTATCTTCAATGGCATTTGTATCACAGCATTTGCGGCCATTGTGAGGCTTGCAAAGGGATATTCTGCGATTTGCCATTCTTCAAGTGTTCCACCAGACATTACCCGATATTCAGCAAAATATTGCCCTGTACTAGAAAAAGAATTGCTCAATTGCTCTGTAAGTTGAACAATAGGCAATAAATTATTTGGATAATTAGCGGCTATACCATTGTTTAAAACAATAGGCGTGACTTCATAAGAATAAGAAAAATTAGATTCTTGTGTGGTTAACATGATTATCCCTTACCCGCATTGGGTAGACTTGCGGCTGTAGCTGTTGCGCTTCCACCTGTGTTATTGTTAATCATGACTTTAATTTCTTGCGATGAATACTTGGCTTTACCGCTTTCTACTTTGGCAATTACGGCCATCAATGAGGACAACACATTGGGGTCTTTTAAGTCAAGATGTTCTGTGGCTTTGTGACCTGTTTGCTGTTCAAGTGTCCTAATATAAGCGGCAGTATTGTTTTCACCTTTAGGTGCATACAGACTGATAATGTCTTGAATAGTGTCTAATTTTCTGTATCCTGCGGCTTTTGATCTGCCTGTTGCATACAAATTTAATTGTTCAGCAAGCGCTTTAAAGCCTTCACGATCTGAGCTAAATTTGGCAAATCCACCTTCACCTTCAACAGCGCCTGCTTGGTGAGCAAATCTTAAATTGCCGGGGTTTGCATTTCTTTCTGCCAAAGATGCGCCACCAAAAAATCTGCGTACAGTATCTTTAGTTTGCGCCCATCTAGCCTCGCCTTCTTTTTGTTCTTCGCTTTTTGTAATGCCAAGAAAATCAGTAAAACTTTTAAGACCAACAACAATGTCTTTTAACCCTTCGGCAAAAAGCATGATGTTATCTTTTAATTCATCAGTATTTAAGTCTTTAATAAAACCAACGACAATTTCACCAATTACTTTTGAAAACTCAATTAATTTTGGGATTAAAGGTTCTAAATTTTTAATCAATGAAGTTTCTAATACTTGTCCAACACGTTTTAATTGAATTAAAAAATCTTGCCATTCTTTATTAACGGCATCTGTTGTCTCTAGATTTCTAGCATCTGCTTGATTTTGTTTGATGGTTTGCTCTAATTCATCTTCTTTTAACGATGACAAGCGCCTTAAATCTTGAATGTTAAAAATATCCAATAAACCTATGCTTTTGGCATAATTTTCCGACTCTCCTCCAGCTCTAAATTGCTTAACAGCATTGCGAATAATATTGGGCAACAAATCAACAGGATTTTGTCCGGCACTACCGCCAAGTCTGCCAATCAATGATTGACGAGCCAAGTCACTTTTGACATCAGCAATATTAGACAATACTTGTGTGGGATCAAAATACTTGCCAAAGTTTGTTTCTGTTGCCCGTAACTGCCCTGTGGACACGCCTAAACCTTGCGCCTGCCGTCTGTAATCACTTGCTGACCCTGCAAGTCCTGCCAAGCCAAAACCACCGCCTAAAGCTCCTAAAGTAGCCCATTTCGCAATAGATACAGCGCCACTAGCAAGATTGCGAGCTACATTGGCTGTGGTTGTGCTTAACTGTTTAAATGTCTCTAAATTTTCTTTAGATAACTTTTCAAAGTTTTTGATTTGGCTGATTAAGTCTTTAACGCCCTTGACTTGAGCGTTGACTTCTTTGGTCATTTTTGCCGACCAAGGCAATGGGTCTATCTGTTTTAGACTTTTAACAGACGACTGAAATTTGGCGAACTCTTTTGTGAACGCTTGAAATTTTTCATCTAATACATCTATTTCAATAACTGATTTTGTTGCCATTATTTACTCTTAGAAGATTGATTTTTTTTCAATTGCTCTGATTAAATGCCTTTGACGATAATGCTGTGCATCTAACCACTTACCGCCATTTTCCTTTATAAATTCATGAAATGCTTCATTGCTTAAATAGTCTAAGAGATAAGCGATGACTCCTTCATTTTCTTTCCAATAACATCGGTTGTTGTCGAGATCGGCAAACCAGCTTGATACGCCGTAGAGTCCAAGGATGTAACTACCCAATTCCGCAAATTCCCTGCTAGTTCCAGAAATGAAACCTTGAAATCCCTTGGAGCGACCTTGGATATTGCAGTAAAAAAAACGAGGGAACTCATCACCTCCGCTTCTTCATCTTCGTCAATAATTCCTCTTTTTGTTGCAACCTCTAAAGGAACAGTTTCCCATCCCTTTTCACCGCAAAAAATAACATTGGTCAATCTAATGATTTCATTAATTAATCCAAATTTAACTCCGCTTGGGCCATCCCAAGTGTTTGATTGAGTTGAAATGGACTTTAATGCCGGATAAGCAAGCCGTGGAGCTGATAAGGCAACATGGCTTGGGTTATCGCTTTCAAAGCATTGACTAAAGACTTTTCCAAGCTCTAGATAAAATTGTTCAAAAATCTCACGGCTGACTGCGGTTGAATGTATGTGAACTGTTCCGTAATCTGCCGTTTGAATTTGCACCACTAAATTCAAATTTTTGTTAATTTTCAAACCTATGCTCCTGCGGCAAATAATGACGCATTGATTGAATAGACACCACGCAAGCGAACTACCAAGCCTGCTTGAGTGCCATCAAATGACACCTCTTGTAGACTTTGCAATACGCAATTGTTTAACTCAAAGGGAGACAAAGTAACAGTATCGGGATAAATTGTGACTGATCCCAATGTTGTGTTTGTTTCAATTTGACGTTTGTAAGCATCGGCCAAGGCTTGTGTCCTGACCAAGTGCATTGAAACCGTACCGTAAATGTAGGGTTCTGGACTTGTGACTGCACCTGTTAAAGTGTTAATCAAAAGAGCTGTATCACCATCAAATGCAAGACTAATCGCTTCTTTTGAAAGATACGATGCGGTTACATTCAACTGTTGATAGTCGGCATAAAAAACACTAGCAAGTAGCCTGTTTAACGTGCCTTGAACAACTTGTGGATTTGCCATTCTTTACTCCTTAAGTGGGAATGTTACTTGCGGTCAAGTAAATTGTGATTGAGGAGAATCCACGTTGAGGAACAAATGTCAAACTCAATCCCTTGTAAATACCTGCGGCATAATCGCTTGGGTTTTCACTTACATAAGTATTGAATGGAATTGCTCCAACTGTCGCAGGACTCAAAATCAAACCAAATGCAATACCGTTGTTTGTTGTCGCTTGAGCAACTTTTTGCAATGTGTTAACACCTGCTTGATTGTAGTAAAGCGGATTGGTTGATGTATTGCTTCCATTGATAATTGCGGCGGCTAATGCTATGGAAACATTGATTGCAAGCCAGTCCGTAGAGTACCAATAGTTGAATGGATTTTTATCCATAAACGTACCACCTTCAATCAGCGTATTGCTGATTTGCCCTTGTGCGCCTGTATAAATATAATTTACACCCGCATTAAGTAATGTGGTTTGTTGTGCATTGGTGAGCGTACTGTATGAAGTAACGCCATATACAAATGTATATTCCAATGGAGTTGCTAAGTTACTTGCACTAGGGTTGTAACTTAATGTTGACCAAAATATTGCGGCCGCATCAAATTCTGTAACTGGTGCGCTTGGACTTTGAACTGTTGCAAGAACTGATTTAATTCCAGTCCATGCTGTATAAGTAGCAAGCGTTGTAGTTACATAAAAATAAGTTTGTGCAGTTGTTCCAGAGAACGTATTGGCCATTGTGATGGCTGTAGGTTCTGTGTTCCAAGTTGACGGCAACAGATAACTGTAAAACTTAAATGATGATGTATTAATAAAATTGGTTAAAGATGTAACACCTGCGGCTGGTGTTCCAATTCCCAATTCCAATACATAAACCGGAGTTGTTGCGCCTTGAGCAAAAAATGTAGTTCCCATTGCCAAAAGCTCTTGCGTGTCTTCAAGAGAAAAAAGACTTGAAGAACTTACAGTAGCAGTTCCGGGATTAGTTGCCAAAGCATAAGTCAAAGTGTATGTACCTGTAGATGTAACAGCATATGTGCCGTTATAAGCCGTGGGTGTTACACCTGAAATAATACCTTGGATCACGTTTCCGTTAGGAATCCCATGTGGTGTTGAAGTTGTAACCGTTACAACAGAAGATGCCCATGTAATTGTACTGATTGCGTTACTTGGAGTTAAGATACTTGTAAGATTACTTAACTGAGTAATCAATTGATAAGTACCTGTCGCCAGAGTAGTAGCACCTTGAGATACAAAAGCACCTGTCTGTTGCAACGTAGATGGTGCGCTTGCAACCTGTTGCTTGACAATGACATTTACAATATTGGGCATGATGCCTCCTTAAGCGAAACTGATAGACGCAACCATTGAAGTGCCGGGAACAAACACAATTCCAGTCAAGCATGGAAAATTGATAAAGTATGTTCCTACTGCTTCGGGAACAACTGCGACTAATTTTGTTGCGCCAATTGTTCCAGATGCTGATGAATCATAAATTGCGCCATTAGTGCTACCTGCTGTGGTCACGTTAACTTGACAAACATAACCTCTTGATCCTTTGATCAAAGTGGTTGCTGAAAGATTGAGTGCATTTTTGATACCGCCAGTTGTTGTTGATACTTGTGCATTGATAACTGCTGGTTGATTTGCTCCGACTGCCATGATAAAGCTCCTTAAAATTCAAAAAAAGAAAAAAAATTACACAGGGGTCAACGAAATAAATGCTTCTTCAATTAGCTTTCGGGCAATATTATTAACAGTTGTCTGGTAATAACTTACTTCAAAAGTAA